GACTAACAGTTTGATCAAGTTTAACAATTTAACAATTAAAAACTTTATGAGCGTGGGCAATGTGACCCAGGCTCTTCGTATGAATCAACATGGCTTGACTCTTGTGCTGGGTAACAACTTGGACTTGGGCGGTGATGGTGCTCGTAACGGTGTAGGTAAAACTACAATGGTCAATGCACTCAGCTATGCCATCTACGGCAATGCACTTACAAATATCCGTAAGGAAAACTTGATCAATAAAACCAACGCCAAGAACATGTTGGTCACAGTGGAATTTGAAAAGAATGGTAACCGGTACACTATTGAACGTGGTCGTAAACCTAACCTGTTGCGTTTTTTAGTTGACGATCAAGAAGTAAACGAATCTGGCACTGATGAGGGTCAAGGTGAGAATCGCGAAACACAAAAAGCAATTGAGCATGTGATTGGTATGAGTGCTGAAATGTTCAAACACCTTGTAGCACTGAACACTTATACACAGCCTTTTTTGAGTCTCAAGAGTGGCGAGCAACGTGACATCATTGAAGAACTGTTGGGCATTACTCAGTTAAGTGAAAAGGCTGAAATACTTCGCGAACACATTAAGAAAAGCAAAGACGATATCAAGGATGAGGAATCACGCATCAAGGCCTTGCAAGAAAGCAATGCTCGTGTTCAAACCAGTATTGATGATTTAGAGCGCCGTAGTCGTGTTTGGTCTACCAAGAAAGATTCTGATGTAGCATCCTTTATGGCAGCTATCACAGAATTAGAAAATACTGACATTGAAGCAGAATTGGAATCTCATCGTGCTGTAGCTCTTTACAAAGAAAATGAAAACCGTCTAAAGTTAGCCAACAAAGAACTGGCCACTAGACAAAGCAATGTAAAGAAACTGCAAGATGCATTGAGTCTTGCACAAAAGAGCCTGGCTTCTATTAAAGCTCACCAATGTCCCAGTTGTGGACAAGATGTGCATGATGAACGGCATGACCAAATGGCCGCTGATGCACAAGCTGCTGTGGATCTAACAGTTAATGCACTAAAGGAAGAGCATAGTTATTTGGCTCAAGCAGACATGGCTGTTCGAAGCATTGGCCTACTAGGTGATCGTCCTAAAACCAAATATCAGGATGTAGCTGATGCGGCCGCACATAAGAACAACTTGGAAAACATCCGTAAGCAACTTGATTTAAAGGCTCAAGAAGAAGATCCTTATCAAGAACAAATTGAAGCCATGCGTAATACCGCACTAGCTCTGGTCAGCTGGGATGAAATTAACAGAGTAAGTAAACTGCTCGAACACCAAGAGTTTTTGTTAAAGTTGTTGACCAGCAAGGACTCATTTGTGCGAAAGCGAATTATTGAACAAAACTTGGCATATTTGAATTATAGATTGAGTTACTATTTGGACAAGTTGCAACTGCCACATCAGGTTACATTTAAAAGTGATTTGGAAGTAGACATTAGCCAATTAGGACAAAGTTTTGATTTTGATAATCTAAGTCGAGGCGAACGAAATCGTTTAATTCTAGCATTGAGCTGGAGTTTTAGGGATGTGTATGAGAGTTTCACAGAGCCAATGAACTTGATGTTTATCGACGAACTGGTTGACTCTGGTATGGATAGTGTGGGTATCGAACACTCTATGTCAGTGTTAAAGTCCATGGGACGTGAGATGAATCGTAATATTTTCTTAATCTCTCATAGAGATGAACTAGCAAGTAGAGTCAACAATGTGCTCATGGTAGTTAAAGAAAATGGATTCACTATGCTGGAAGCGGATACACAGGTTATTGAAAATTAAAGGAACATTATGACAAATCATGAAATTTTATTAGAACAGTTTGAAGCGTACAAGGCTGAAAACGAAAAATTTGCAGGCAAAGGTGTTAAGGCCGCAGCCGCTCGTGCTCGTAAAGCACTACAGGAAATGAGCAAAGCTATCAAAGAACGCCGTAAAGAGATTACTGCCGAGAAAGAAGCTTTGTCTGCACCCAAGTAATGTGGTTTTACAACGATGCTGTTGTAGAAACGTTACCTGAAGATTGTGTTGGGTTTGTGTATCTTATAACAAACCTGACCAACAACCGAAAGTATGTGGGGAAGAAACTGGCAAAGTTTAGTAAAACCACATACAAGACTGTAAAGTTAAAAAACGGCACCAAGAAGAAAAAGAAGATCCGAGGCAAAATTGATTCGGATTGGCAAATATATTATGGCTCAAGCGTAGAACTTTTGGCAGACATAGCTCAACTAGGCACAGATAAATTTAAAAGAGAGATACTGCATTATTGCAATGCAAAAGCAGTATGCTCGTATATTGAAGCGAAAGAACAATTTGATAGAAAAGTATTAGAATCCGTAGACTACTACAACGGCATTATCTCACTCAAAGTACATAAAAACCATATCAAAGATAAACTTTAACTACATCGTTAACTCATCTGTCAAACAGATAAATCCTTATACTCTCTGCGTAAACCGCAAACTCCCCCAGACTCATTTACTACTGATAGGCTTGTGCAGCCAGTTATTTTGCACCCATAAAACCTGGCCCTAGGGTGGCGCAGGGGAAGGAACTTCCGATGCAGTAGCGGAGACTCGGCACCACTATCCTTCACAGGACGCAATTCATGGTATGAAAAGAATTGGTGCAAGTATCGTACTACCAAAAAGAGTAGGCTCTGTTGACAATTACATCCTACATACAGTATCAGTTATTTCAATTAGGTTGATACAGTAGCGTCATAATAAGATAAGCGTAAAAAGGTACAGCGTGACCGCCTTAGCTAGAAATAGTTGCTTTAGTTGAATGTGGCATTGGACTTCGGGTCAAGTGTTAATCTTAGCCGGTAAAACGGCTAAGTGTGACTGAAGCATCAGGTCAAGTAATCAATATGTAGTTCATTTAGTAAGAAACCTAACTACAATCATATAAAATCGTGTTAAATCTAAAAAAATAGGTTTACAGTAAAGTGAATGAGTTGAGCGAAGCGATACGAAATTCAAGAGCGAAGTATTCGCTCTACCAATATACTTTACAAATGAACATCAACGACGAGCAATACCCTTTTTGCCGTACATGGTATCTGTGTGCTCTTTGATAACTTCACTTAGTACTACTCGTTCCTGGTAAGTCATGTTCCATATTTCAGATGGGCTGATATTACCCCAAACACTCAACATAGAAACTTCTTTGATTACGGCTCTTGATTCGTTTTCAATGCCCTCGATAAAGCGTCGAATCTTTGCTCTATCAAGTCCTAGATTCAAGAGCCTACGTTGAAAAAACTTGTAGGATCAAACAGCATGTCTGTTGTAAATTTTGTCTTACAATGATCACACTCTACTTCAAGTGTGCGAGTAATACCAAACTTTGCAAATGCTTTGATTTCTTCGTCTAGTCTTTCATTGCTGGCACGATCTAAGTTTTTAACCCACTCATGGATGTGTGCAAAGTTTGTTACTTCAACTCCGTCTGGCAGTGTAACTGAAATGATACTTTGTGCTAGAATATCCTGGCTCAGTACAACCAGCTGATCATAACCTTTATTGGCAATGTCTGCTTTTTGTTCAATGGTAGAATTTTCATTGGCCTCAGCACCTTGCAATTGACGCATGGTGTTGAACTGTACACGAAGCAACCGACTTTGTGCTTCTAATGTGTATGGACGCAGTTGGACAACAACTCCATTGGCCAATGTTACAGTGCCCAATGATTCTGGAATTACTTTCAGTGTTGACAACACACTGCCCAAACCAACTGTGACTCTTTGTGATTTACCACCACTTTCTTCACATCCGTGATTGACATCAATTTCCATATCATCACCATAACTGGTCATACGCATGGCAACCAAGATAGCATCAATGTCTGGAGCTGGAATTTCACTCACGTCACGAATATCAGGACATACAGAACCAATAACTTGCTTTAGTGCTTCGCCGTTTAACAGCGCATCTGGGTTTTTAAGAGCAAGTTCGTCTTTGGCTGTCATTGGGTAAACTGCCAATTCATTGGTATCGCTGAGCTTTGGTGCCAGCTTGTAAAAACGACCTCCACTGGGCAGTTCAATATAAGTGCCGGGCTTTCGGTAATATTGAGCCAATGGGTTTGTTGCCGGCTGCTTAATTGGCTGTTTTAGTGGGTTTGAGTTATCCATGTAGTTAATCCTTTGCGGTAAATAGGTGTAATAGAACCTATATCATAATTGTATTTATGTGGCGTTTTAATGGCTAAAGGACCGTATTTTACCAAATGGCAGAGTTTGACCAAAGAGAGTTTGACGCATCGTTAGACAAGTTTTATAAAAAATTAGCATCCTTGTCGGATTCGGTTGGTCGCGGCGGACAAGGTGCCGCCAAAGGTAGTCCTGTACCCGGGGCCAAAGCAACAACGCCTGAACAAAAGGCACAAAAAGAAAATCGCCTTGAAACTGATAAATCTACCAAGTCAATCAAAGCTCAACGTGTGCAAACTGATGCAGAAACCAAAGCATCCAAAGAAGCAGTCAAAGCACAAAAGGACTTAACAAAAGAACAGCAAGATGCATTGGATGCACAGGAAGATATTAATAAATCTTTCAAGACCTTTGGTCGAACACTGATAGGCGAAAATGCAAATTTAAGCAGTGCATTCAGTAGTCTAGGTACTAATTTACAATACACTGGCACAGCATTTGGTCGAGTAGCTGGTGGTGTTGCAGCCGGCATTGGTTACATGCTGGGTAATCTACAAATGTTTGCTGAAAATGCTGCAGACGTGGGTGCGTTTGCTGACCTAAGCAAGTTTAGTATTGGATCAGTAACACAAATGAAATTGATGAGCGGTGTAGGTAAATCGTTTATCAAAGTTATTGAAGAAAGTCAAGGTGGATTCAAAGCGTTTGGCAGCAACAGCCAAGAAGCCGCAGAGAATTTAAGTAATTTGAGTCGTGGCTTGAAGTATGGCAGTTTTTATCTGAACTCAACACTGCGTAAATCATTAGGCACTGACTTGGTTAAAAGTGTTGATCGGGCCAGCACAGCAGCCGCCTCAATGGGACTCAGCGATGAAGACCGTGCAAAACTTCAAGGACAGCTGGCACAGTCTGCAATGTTGGGTGCAAAGAATGAACAAGATGCACAGCAACGACTGGTAAAACAATATGCTGATACACTAGATAACACACGTAAATTAAGCAATGCTTTTGGTATGAGCGCCAAAGAAGTTCTTGCGGCAATGGAGGCTTTTAGAAAAACCCAGGCTGGTACATACGCCAGTTTAGAAGGCAACACAGGAGCTCAACAGCTGGCACCGCTGATTGCAAAAATGGGTATTGAAAGTGATCCTGAAAAGATTTCAAGAATTGCATTGGCACTGAGTCGTGGAGAAATGGGCCAAGCGGCCGCAAACGTGTCAAACCCAGCCAACATGCAAGCATTGGAAATGCTTAACGAAGCCGTACAAAAAGGTGGCGAAGGCGGTAACAACGTTGATGCTATCAATAAAAATCTAAGAGGCATGAGCGGTGAAATGCAACGTATTAGAGATGAAAGATCTCAATACGCTACCACTGCTCCTGAATATGCCGCCTTGGGTGCGGCCTTGGGCAAGTTTGAAAAGGACATGGCTCAAGGTAATAAAGATGACAACAAAGAAACACCACGTACATCAGAAACAGACAACATCAAGTCAATGA